CCGCGAGCGGTGGGTTTATTCGGCCTTCTCGGCCATCTCGACACGCCGCCAGCCTTTCGCCAGCCACGATGCCAAATCCTTTTCAAACGGGCGCGCGATTGCGCCTGAATTGTTGATGATTTCGACCCGCTGCGGTTTGCGGGGTTCCGGTGCTGCGATTGGCTCCGGTGCATTTTTCTTCTTCATGATATGCTCCAATAGCTTACCCAAATTGGTGTCTCCCATCGCGTATCTATCTGCTGCCCCGGTTTGACCGTGTGGCCAGTGATGGTGACTGTCGCGCCGCTCTTGGTGAGTTTCAGTGCGCGCGGGAAGTATGCGGCGATTGCCCCGGCCTTTTCCTTGCTGACGACTTCATAGGCGCCAAGCGGGGAAACCAGTGTTAGGATCAAGAAACCTTGCCGCTGGAAAACGTTGTCGCCCAAGGCAAGCGGCTGGTTATCGTTCGGCAGATGAAACGCCGTGATATGCTCACCCTCTGGCTTATCCGCGCCCTTTTGCGGCCAAACGACAGTGTACCCGGTGATTGTCTCGGCACGGGCCATAAGCGCCGCATGGATGCTGCTTTCAATTGTCATTGTCTAACCAACTCCAAGCCGATTTTCCTAACCACGCTTTGAAATTCCTGCACGGTTAGCGCCACCATGCCGCCGGGTGCCTGCTGCGAATGCCCGCTCTCAAGCCGTTCGATGTAGGGCAGGTTATTCACCAGCGCGATTGTATCACCGGCCTTGACGCCCAACGCCGCTGCCTGTGCCTTGCCGATAGTAGCTGTGCCGCTGGCGTCATCCAGATCTAATGTGCCATCCGGCATTGCCCCTATCGCAACCTGCCAATTGCCGCGCGCCCGCCCGGTGTCCACTGGTGTTCGCAGAATGACCTTGCTGAACATTTCCAGCGAGATTTTGCGAACAGCAGTATCAAGTTTGCGCTCAGTTTTGCGGATGAATTCCGCAGGCGTTGTGCCGGTCCACGTCATTTCCGGCAAACCATGTCATAAAGTGCGGTCGTCCCGCCCGATGCCACGCGCCCCAGCTTGGCAATGGTCAATGTGCCCCGGTCGCATATCACCTTGTCGGCGAGCGTGATTTCAATGCTGATAGGCTCAACAATCACCTGCCAATCGCCAGCGCGGATATTGGTTCCGTCAATCCGCCGTTCTGCAATCTCAAATACGGCCATGCGCGCGGGAACCGAGTCAGGCGTTGCGCCCGGTGTTCCGCCTGTTGGATCGCTAGGCCCGCCGCCTGTACCCGCCGCCGCCGGTTGCTGGATGCTGCCCGTTTGGATCGCGTCTGGCTGCTTTGCCGCCAACTTGTCAAAAGCGCCGGTGACTTTGCTGCGAATTGTGGTCATTCGTCTGCATCCATCATCATTGCCCCATAACGCACTTGCAGTGCTAAAATGCTGGCCCCGATAAGAAACATGGTGCCGCCAGCACTCTGCCACCCGCTGAATACGCTATCGTCAGCGCCGCACCCAGCCCACGCCAAGCCTGTAATCTCGCCCCGCCTGGCGCGCTCGGTCAGGTCTTCCAAAGCCGTGATAAGATCGGCATCGGCTTCACCCGGCAAAAGCCGGTCGGTTAGCTTGTGAACGCTCATCCGCGCATCAAGGCAATCTGCCCTGCCCCCGCCTTAACATAATCGCGCAGCAATCCCTCAATCGCCACCAATCGGGGCTTGCCCGATGGAAGCGTTGATCCTGAAATGCTGATCGGCCCAACCTTGATGCTTTCGCTGGTGTTGCTCGTCTCAATCGTGGCAAACGGATCAAGACCCGCTTGGATCAGATACGCCAGTTCGAACTGGGCAGCGATAATGTCTTGCGGGATTGTGTCGGGATCAATCGGCCAGCCGTCCACATAACCGCAATCAATGCGCGGCCACGAAAGCGCCTGCGTCTGATATTGCGTGCGCCCGATGAAACTGTTTTGCCGATCAAGCGAAGCCGCTGCACGCCGCAAATTGATTTCATTGGCCGCATCGGTTGCCTCAAGCGTCCAGCCATAAAGCGCGGCCTGCGCGGTGTATTGCGCCAGCGTCCCGTAGCTGTCTGACGCAGCGCCGCCGATTGTTACGTCTAAAGTCATGTCTTCACCAGAACCATTCTGAAATCAATGGAAATGTCCGCCGTGCCGGAACCCACTTTCCCCATGAAAATCATATCGGTCAGGGCGTCATATGGTCCTTTTGGGAAGTCGAAACTCACCGAGCTTTGGCCCTCAAACCCCACAAATTCCGTCTTTAATTGCATGGCTTGATATGGAGCGGAGGCGGCGAGTATGCCCGATCTTGTGTAGAAATTCAGATTGATCAGCTTGTTGCTTTCGGATGATACGTCGATGCCGGTCAGATATGCTTGATAACCAAGCGGGACCGTATAGCAACCGATCTGGGATTGCCCACGCGCAAAGCCCGTCACTAGGATTGATGCCCAGTTTTCAGTTCCCGCCGCGTTTTCAATGACAATGTCGCCAACGTGACTGCCCGCCGATTGCGAGGCATAGGTGCCAGAGGATGCCACGAAAAAACGCAGCAATCGGATGAATGTCGCAGAGGTGGCGGCGCTTGCGCTTGCCCCTGCTGTTGCCAGCGTTTCCGTCACAAGCGCGCCAGCCTGATTGATGCCCTGCACTGTGACTGATCGCGCGCCCGCGCCATCGGCCGTGTCTGCCGCATTGCCCGCCTTAACTCGCAAAGCCGTGGCCGCTGCGGGTTGCGGTGTGCGGAAAATACCGCTGTTGCACAGCGGCACATAAGACGTTCCGACCGCGCTATTGCGCCCGAATTTGTGGACAAGGGAATGCCCCACCATTTCGCCCGTCGCTATGCGCAGGCCGGGTGAGTAGGAACCTTGGAGGGGGAAAATGCTCATTTGTCAGAGCCTTTCATGGACTTGGGCTTCGGCTTTGGCTTTGGCGCTGGTTTTGGCTTAGCCTGCGCTCGCGGGTCGTCAGCGTTGACGATTTTTTGCTTGCCGTTCACCGTGATTTTGACTGTCTCAATTTTCATGTCGCCGCTCCGATGTTGCCGATATTGGTAAAAGGGGCAGTTGCCCGCCCCTTCAAAAATATCAGCCCAGCAAGAGGGCGACCGCATCAGGCTTCCAAGTTTTCGCTTGGTAAAGCGTGGTGATGTCGATCATCGCCTTGTTGTAGCCCTTATAAACGCTGATCTGGAAGATCAGGCCGCTGTGGGGGTCTTGGACAGTCATAACGTCAACCGCGCTGTCACCGCCGAGCGGCTTTGCGAGGGGACGCATCGCCAGTTCGATTGCCGACTTATGCAGCGCCACGTTCGCGGTGTAGCTGTTGCCGATTGTCATTTCGACAGTGTCAGCAAGCGTTGCCCGCAGACCCGGCCCGCCGATAACGGCAGTACCGCCAGCAGCCGTGAAGCCGGTGTTGACGACGTACTTGTTGGTGTCACCGGCAAAGGTCACAACGTCACCCGGCAGCAATGTGCCGCCGTCGCCGCCGTCCAGAACGATGCTGGTCTCGCCAATCGGCTCGCCGCCCGCAGCATCCAGGCTCGTTGCCGTGCCTTTGGTGTGCGATTGAACTTGCCCGCTTTCCTTCATCATGAAGCCTTGCAGGTTGAGCAGTTCGCCTTGACGCAAGAGCGTGTCATTGCCTGCCGTGTTGACGCCTGTGAGCGTCGCAAGCTGGCGCAAGTTGGTGCCTGCGCTGGAATTCATGACAATGGAAAGCTGGCCGTCATTGACGGGCATTCCGTTGTCCATGATGATTTGGCGCAATTCGGCAATGTCATTGAAGTTTGACGCGAATGGCGTTGTGCCTGCCGTGCCAAAAGCGCGCGATGCGTTTTTGTATGCCTCGGCAGCGATTGCAGCTTCGATGTTGTTGGTGATGCCGCGCATGGCCTGCGCAATCTGATCGCCATAGATGGTTTCAAAGCCAGAACCGTTGTTGACATGCTTGATGTCTTCGCCGGTCCACGGGATGCGGACGGAAGCGATTGTGTTCAACGACATTGTTTTGTTGTCGATGGTCTGATCGTCGCCTTCTGGGATCGTCATCGAAGGCGTCGCAGATGTGTTGACGGTTGCAGCGCGTGTGAAGTGACTGCGCACGGTATCGCCCTGGGCGGCTTCTTGCGCGCCCGCGTTGATCGTCACTGACGGGATGAACCCGACAACTTCACGGCCAACAATGTCTGCGGCTTTGTAAATGTCTGCCGCAAGGTCTGTGAGTACGTTTGCCATTTGGCTAAACTCCTAATTCGCGGTCAGTCAACGACTTTGCCGCCTTGTTTCGAGTGTGCCGCGCGGTCTAAGTGGCCCATCTGGTCCCACTGCGCCCGCGTGACTGTTTTCTGTTCAGGCGTCCCGCCATGTGATCCGGCTGGCTTCCCGCCGCCGCCTTTTCCAAGGTCGCGCACCGCGTAGGGTTTCGCCTCGGCAAGTTCCTTCGCCAGATCGGCCAAGGTCGCCCCATGATCGGCACCGCTGCCAATCATCGGTTTTCCGTCTTGGGTAAGCACCTTCGGTGTGCCGTCCTCGTTAAATTGCAGCCGCCCCATTGCGGTAGATGCGATGTCGTCAATCGCCTCGGCAATGAACCCGGCCTTTGCCAGTTCCGCCTTGAGTTCGGCCCCGGCGTTGCGCTGCATCATCTTTTGGATGCGTTCGTTTGCCGCCGTCAGCTTGCCGTCATAGTCCGCAGCCATCGCGTCTAGCTTGGCTTGCGCGTCCTCGGCACCTTTGCCTGTGCCCTTGGCCTTTTCGGTCAGGTCGGCAATCTTGGCCGCGATTTCGTCCGGTGTTCCGTATTTCGAATAGGCTGTTGCATTCGCGCGCTCTTTTTGCAGCGCGGTTTTCAGCCCGGTCAAATCCTCGGCAATCATCAGGCCGGACAGGTCAAGCGTGCTTTTATCGCCTTCGGTTTGGACGGCAGATTTCAGACCTTCGGGAAGTCCCGAAATGTCGGCTAGTTCAATTTTCATGGTGTTAGCTTCCCGCTAGGTTGGTGTCGGCTTCCCGCCAACGAAAAAACCGCACTAAAGGCGGCATGTGGTTTCGGTCGTGTGGTGGTTTAGAAAATCGTTATCCTATGCCCGCAGACACAAGTTGCGCTTGTCGGCCTTGCGGATGCCGTGTGCTTGCCGTGCTTGTAATGCAGGCTGTGATGCCGTGCCCACTCGTTACGCCCGCACATGGGGCACATTGTTGGCTCGCCCGAGTAGGTGCGCTTAGGCTTGGTCTTGCGGTCAACAACTAGTTTCAGGCTGTCTTTGTCCATGCTTACTGTTCGCGCCTCTGCAACTCGGCTAGGGAATATTCCCTGCCGCTCGCATCAGTGAACCTATCAACCTTCGTGCCGGAACGGAATAAGTCAGCTTTTCGCTCGCCTAAAACATCGTCCTGAAATTCCTTCGGCTGCCTGCGCAACCACCCGTCATAGTCCAGATCGGCAGGCACCTGCCCGCTCATGCTGGCCCGCGTTGATGCAGGCAATTCATCTGCATCGAACCCCAATTCGCGCCAGCTTTTCAGAACCGGCGAAGTGCTTGACCGGCAGTTGTAGTGCAGCGGTGGCCTTGGCCCCTTGCCAACCTCAAAAACCTTTCCGTCATTCCCTGCGCAGACAAGCGTTGTCCGGCTGTCCAATGTGGCGTTGAAACGCACGCCCTTCACCAAGTCGCTGTTCGCCTCGTAATACGATTCCCGCGCGCTGTTGGCGGTGTGGTTGATTGCGGTCCTGACAACCGATTCAACATCCCGCCGCGTCTTGGCTAGTATTCCGTCCTTATACCCGTTTGCTGCCGTGCCGCGTAGATCGCGGATAATCTGGTCAGTCGTGCGGCCTTCGATAAACCCGGCGCGAATTGTGTCCCGCACCTGTCGCCATGCGCTTTCCGCCAGTTCTGGATAAACCTCGCGCAACAAACGCCCCTGAAACGGCCTGGCGTTGACCGCCGCGACCACCTGCTCCGGTGTCGGCGTGACCGTCTCAAGCCGAACCGGCACAACCCGCCTAAACAGGTCAGTTTGATACCTCACTTCATAGGACGCCAGCGCGTCAAGGTCCACTTGCAGCGCCCCCGTGGCGTCCCTGTATGCGCTTTGAATAACCTTCCGAATGTCACGCAACAGCGCCTCTTGCCGGGCGCGCGATAGATCCGAGACTTCGCCCAAAAGCCTTTCGGTGACTTCCGCGTCAAGCCGCCTTAGCTGTGCCAGCACCTTGCGCAGCGTTGCTGTGCTGTACCGGCGCAGATAAACGTCATGGCGCGTTAGGCTATCCAGCAGGTCGTCAGAAACCGCCATCGGTTGCGCCTAAATCCGGCCCCTCGGCGTCTATCCGGTCAATTTCTTCCTGTGTATCCAGATCAGACCGCAGAACCCCGCGACGCTTCATTTCCTCAATCAGCGTTTCGCGCGACATGTTGCCGGTGTTCACTGCCGATAGCAGCGCCGTGACCTCTTGAGCGGTCATCATCGACACGCCAAATTCCTTGTTCACCGAAAGCGTGATGGACTGCTCGCCCAGACCGCCGTAATCCGCCGCCCATGCCAGCGCCTGTTCTAGCGCATCCTTTAGGCTGTCTGCCATCATCGCTAGGCCCGATGTTTCCTTTGCCGCGTCCAAAGCGGCCCCCGTGGCCGTCTGTGCGACCCGCACCAGTAATTGCAGGCCCAAGGTTTCCATTTGAAACTCAAGGTCTTTAAGGTCTTGCCGACCTGCGCCGATTGCCTGGCCACTATGCTCAACCCACTCCAATTTCGCCTGATAATCACCCGACGAAACTGCTTGGCTTGCGCTGATAGTCAACGGGCCATCATCACTGTTGCGCCCCGCCGCGTGGAGGATAGGCACCCGCGCAAAGTGCAGAATGTTGCGCTGATCTGACTGTGACTGCCAATGTGCAATGTTCACATCGGCCAAATCCTCAAGCACCGGCTCGCCAGTAGCAAAGCCCGTGCGCCGCGCGTAATACGGCACAACCGTGATTTCCTGTGCATCTGTCGCGTATTCGTCGTAAAGCACCCAGCCCCGTTCGCCCTCGCGGAAAATCCGAACATTCACGCCGGTGTCGGTGCGGTCCAGAACGCGGACTTGAACAATCGCATCCTCGGCAAATTCATCATCCGCGCGGGCTTGTGTCGCCTGTTCCAAGATGCGGAATTGTGAAAACGCCAGGACATTGCCATAGGTCTCGGTTTTCCAACCAAGCACTTCCTCAACCTTCAGGTGGACCAGATAGGGACGCAGCCCTGCCGCCGATGCTTGCGCCCGCGTGGTTTCGCCGTTCCGCTTCGGTGCGTCCGCCATGATGTACGACACGCCAGACGCAAAGCCGTCCTTGAACACATCCGACGCAAACACGCTCAAATCGCGACCCTGCATGTCGATGTTTTCAGCCCAACCCTTTAGCGGTTCCGGTCCTTCCGACACCTCGATTGGCTTGTCAAAAACGCGCCCGGTCATGTCGTGAACGGTTTTCTTAAACCCGTTGAACAACCAAGATGCCGTTAGCCGCGCCTGATAGTCAATCACGTCTTCGGACTTGAATTTGGGCAAGTATGTTTGCCCCGCCGCCCGCATGGCTTCTGACCCGCCCATGAGCGCACGGCCCTTGGCTGCGGCTGCAACCATCGCGGCAACCGTGTCTGTGCGTTTTTCTACGGTCATGTGGGTTCCTTAGAACGGCAGTGCCGTTACGCTCATGGTTGGTTTAACAACCGGCATTTCATAAGATATTGGATAACCGAAGGCATCGTTCTGGTGGTCCAGCCCGGTTGTTTTGTCAGGCTCGCCGTTCTTGTCATACGACTGCTGCTCTAGGCATCGCGCCGTTTCGGGGCATGTATCGGGGTTT